AAGGACAAATTATTCTAATGACTGACCAAATGTTTTTTTTGGTTTGGTTTCTTAGCTTTGGATTATACCTAGTAATTTACACCTGGTGGATCCCTATTCGTACTAGAAAAAATATAGAGACCTGGTTGAATAGTTCTGAATCTGACGAAACTTTGTTATCTTCCTTAGAAGTTATCACCACTAAGATCCGTGAACAGGTCTTGGTAGACTTTGAGGAATTTATGTTGCCTCAAGCTAGAGATAGTTTTAAAAATTTCTGGAATGGAGCTATGGGTAATGCCGCCCAAGAACTGGCAAAGACAGATGAGGGCGGTCAATTGTCGATTATGCATAATATGGCAGATTCATTAAAAAACGAAAGTTGGTTTGTTCAGGCCGCAGCATCGAAGCTGATTCCACTTTTGAGTAAAGCAACCGAAGCCCAAGGTGATGCCACTGTTACGCCATTGAAAGGCCTTGGATTGGGCAAATAACGCCAAATAACGCCACAGCAGCGCCCTAAACTCGCCTTTTATACCCATTGCTACCCCACCTCATCCTTAACCCCTCCCCGTCCTTTCAATAGAAAGTGACTGTTTAGAGTTCATTCCTGTTTTTGCCAATTATCTGAATAACCTTTTGACAATCAAAACAGATAGTACAAGTAAATCCACTGTTCTTATCCCACTTATCAGTACGCAAGTGATCTACATTGCGTAGGCAAAGATTACAGCGACGCTTCATTTATTCCACCTCTAACCAGTATGCACCTGTATCGAACCTGGTTAATCTCCATAAGTCTTTATTGTAAAGTGCCATGAGCTTTTTATTAAAATCTGTATCCCTGGTCATTTCTACTACATTGGGTTCCTTTCCCATTTTCAGATAATCTTCAGCAGTAGCAAAGAGAGCAAAGAATAACTGCTCAGCAGACCCACACTTTGTTTCCCATTCACATTTTACAGTCTGTCCTTTTAACTCTTCTTCTTTCTTATCCCTATCAACTACGTTAGAGGACAGGGGTGGGAGGGTATCGTAGGAGGGATGCCAAGATATCTCAATAGGAAAGGAATACTTCCAACCGTATTTAGGTGTCTCTCTAAGGATGCCTGGTCCAGTAAAACTGAATATGGCATGTGTGCCTGGCGGTACTTCGTCCATCGTTGGACGTATACCAAAACCAATCTTTGCGAGGTCGCTCATTATAATTACAATATCAGACTTTGATAAATACTTATGCTTCGTCAATTAACGTATTACTAGTGCAAAAAGATTATATAACGGAAGTTGCTTTAAGGATTATGCCAGTGGGACTTTATACGCGAAAAGGAAAGAATGGGCGAAGGATGTATTTTAGGGATGGGAAACTCATCTCTAAGAAGTCTTACACTGCTTCTAGGGGTCGCTCTCGGAAGCAGAACAAACGCAGCCCATCAACCAACCGTAGAAGATCCACTGGCAATACAAGGAGAAAGAATAACATGGCACGATATCGAAAACCTGCAATGATTCATCCCTCAGTTACTGGAATGGGAGCTGGACTTAGCATCGCTAATTACCTGAACCAAGGAACAGCAGTTGGGTCTGGAGCATTAACAACTGGAGGAGTAATCGCGGATGCTGTAAAGGGAAACATAAACGTAGCATTCACAACCTTCTCAAAAAATGCAGTTGACCTGGTTACATCTAAAACAGGTAAATCAGTTTTGTCAAGTGCAATAGTACTTGCCACTGCTGGTGGAATTGCTAGAAAGTGGTTCCCCAATGTAAAACTAGGTGGAAATCGTCTGTATTTTAAAATCTGAATAAGGAGAAACAAACATGTCAATCGTAATAAGTAGATCTGAAACACAACTAGCAGCCACAACATCATTTCAGGCAATGGATAATTTGGGAGCGTCTAGCGTTTCCAGTTCGTTCGTTGTACCCTCAAATGTTAGTGCAGTAAAACAAATAACAATATCATGTTGTGCGGATGCCTCAGAAGAATTCGTACCTATGGTACAATTGTCTGGAAATTCCATGAGAGATGGTAGCAGTGTTTTTGCCGGACAAGGTGTCTGTGCATTTACAACCACAACTGGCGCAACCAGTAACACTATCACCTACGATACTAACCTGAGTGTTGTATCTGGAAATTCTATGGAAATCGGATTAGCTGTGACGGACGCAGCCACGATATCAGCCGTAGTGACTTTGCAGCTAGAATAATTTTCATGGCCCGAAAGTCTATTGCACCCTGGTCCGAAAGAGTAGCAGAAGGATTAATAGATCAACCAATAGATAGCACTATTACAGCCAGTCAAACTCTAAGAGCAACCGTTGATACAGGATTCATAGATCAGACAGGAACCTGGAAAGGTATTGTGTCAAGTGATAGTACATTCAGTATTACTCAAACAGATATTGGAATAGCTAATGGTGGTAATTTCATAACACCTAGCAAGAATCCAGATGGTACGTGGCCCCTGGATATGACTGGTTACAATGATATATTTTTAGCAATCAAACCCACCAATGCCGGAAACTATGGAATAGAGGCAATTATGGGTCCTGACTCAGTTAGTTTCGCTAATTTAAGTCCTGTCGATGCTGCTGCTGGTCTAAAATGGATTTGGCCTGTTGATACAGCAGGACAGGTTTCAGTATTCCAACCTGCATTAAGTGATACTTCTGAATCCATGACGGCTGATGTGTGGAATATATTTTCTATTGTAGGTCGTTTATCTAATCAGAAACTATTACAATTTCAAATATCTAATAATAGTGGTGGATCATCTGATATTCAAACAGCATTTATGAGACTTATATGAGCGACTATGGTAAAGGATCCTAAAGATATACCCTGGGAACTTATCGTTCCTGAACTGGTCAAAGCGTTTACTCCTATTATTCAAGGGGTTACCTGGTTAGCAATATCAAAAGTAGATAAGAAAGCTAACGCTCTAAATAATTTGATTGCAATAGCTGAAATTATCCCTGCAATCGATTTAGGATTGCCTAGAGGTATTGTCCTGGCTGCAATGTATGACAAGACTGGGGATGCTTTAGATATGATAAATCAACTTGCTCAGGCGGTTGAAGGTTTACCTGGAGATTTAAAAAAGTATATTGAGGATTTAGTAAATAAAACGAAAGAAGATATAGAAGAAACTTACATAGATCCGGTAACAGAAGCTTCACATGATTTCCAAACTGCAATAAAAGACTGTAGAGCAGCTGCCCAAAAAGAATTAGGTACTGGTTACAGATATAGATTAGGTGGTGCATTCTGGATTACTTCATGTATGATTCAAAAAGGATATTCAATTAGTCTGGATTATGCAAAGGACAAATTATTCTAATGACTGACCAAATGTTTTTTTTGGTTTGGTTTCTTAGCTTTGGATTATACCTAGTAATTTACACCTGGTGGATCCCTATTCGTACTAGAAAAAATATAGAGACCTGGTTGAATAGTTCTGAATCTG